CACGCGTTAGGAATAATCTCGGGTGAGACCTACCGAGAGCCACTTTAGAATGATTCTAAAAATCATTCTAAAGAAGAAGAGCAGAGAGCGCCAAGCCTCAAGCCGCAAGCAACGCTTGACAGCTGGTGAAGGATAGTATAGGATGTATTTAGAAAGGAATAATTATGGATAATGAAAATAAAAGAAACTGGACAACAGGTGAAGCTACTCAATTAATGAGAATAGCGGACGCCCTGGAAGAGGTCCTGCGGCTGGTGAAGCTGGACCAGGAAGCTTCTAAGAAAAGATGGGAATATAAACCTGAGGAGAAGGACAGTGAGTAGACGTCCCGGGCCAGCAATGGCCCGAGTCTTCCTGCAGCATGCGCGCTGGCTAGAGGATCAGGGACCAAGCTACAAGCACCAAGCGGCAAGCTGCAAGCGCCAAGCCGCAAGCTTGACAAGATTAAATTATAATGTTATTGTATCCTATAAATTAAAGGAGAAAGATATATGCTAGTAAAAGACGCTTTAAAAATTACAGACTCATTCACTAAGACAAGCAAGATGCCTGGCCTGAGCTACAGCCTGCCAGCGTGGGCATGCCAGACTGGGTCCAAGCTCAGGAAGGTTAAGACCAGCCCGTGTTACGGCTGTTATGCATTAAAAGGAAATTACACCAGGTACCCTGCAATCAGGGAGGCTCAATATAGAAGGCTGGACGCTATCAACCATCCGGACTGGGTCACCGCAATGGCTGCTGTTATCAAGCGCCAAAAATGGTTTAGATGGCATGACGCCGGCGACCTGCAGTCTCACCAGCATATGGCAAAAATTATCGAGATATGCAAGCTCACACCTGACACCAAACACTGGCTGCCAACACAAGAGCGGCAGTACCTGCCAGCACCTGAAGAGGTTCCGGAAAATTTAATTATAAGATTATCCGCTGCGCGTGTTGATGGGACCGCTGGCAACGCCTGGGAGCACAGCTCGACAGTCACGACTCAAGAAGGCAAGCGGACTTGTCCAGCCCCTGATCAAAACGGAAAATGTTTAGATTGCAGAGCCTGCTGGAATAAAGATATAAAAAATGTTACATACGGTAAACATTAAAATGACACACGTATTTAGACATCCAAAATTTTACAGAATCCCTAGGGATAAAACGGATCAGGCCATTAGCAAGAACGAAGACGACGGTCAAAGTGAGCGTGCGTCTGGTCCGGGCCACAAGCCACAAGCAGCAAGCTCCAAGCTTAAGGAAACAAGCTGTCCCGACGATAAGAACCCAAACCCTCAAGCTTCAAGCGACAAGCTTCAAGCCCCAAGCCGCAAGCGTCAAGCTTCAAGCCGCAAGCGACAAGCTCCCTGATTCTATGACCCTCATAAAGTTTTAAGCCGCAAGCGTCAGGGGTCTTGACTAGGATAAAACTATTCTTAGGATGCCTCACATGAAAGGCAATTTGGTGTGGTGAAAACCTCACAGAATAACGTTTTGTAACTTTAAATTCTATAGTAAAAAAAACATTATATTTATTATATGCCAATACATCTGGAGTACCTAAAGCGCTTGTATTTTCTATTCTTGTGTAAGAAATATCAGGTGTATTTTTTTTAAAATACTGGTAGAATTTTGCCTCTGGTCCCATCGGTTTTTTAACGTTACACTTTCTTCTTGACTGTACCCATTCTCCAGCTTTCAGCTGCTATCTCAATCACTAATCTATGTGTCTCTCTTGCTCCAATTATATTATTCTCAAACAATGTCATAGACAAAATATCAAAATGACCATCGGGAGAATGAAACTCACCTTTAGGTAATTTAACTTGCACTCTAGCATTTTGACATGTAGGTGACTTTAAAAAATTATTTAATTGATTGGCTAATTCTTTCGCATTCATAGGTTGTTGACTTTTACGTCAAGTAACGTTAAAAGTCAAGTTATGGGACTACCAAAAAAACTAACAGAAATGCAGAGAAAATTTGCTAACTTATTAGTAGCAAATGAAGGACGTAAGTATGCTTATGAATGTGCTATTGAGGCTGGTTATGAACCAGATAGAGCACGTCAAACAGCTTATGAACTACAAAACCCAAAATTATTTCCATTGGTTGTAAAATATATAGGTGAGATTAGAGAAGAATTTCAGAAAAAATATGAAGTAACTTATGAAAAACACATTGCAGAGTTAGGTAAGATAAGACAAGAGGCATTAAAAAAAGGTGCCTTTTCAGCTGCTGGTAATGTTGAAGTAGCAAGAGGTAAAGCAGCAGGACTGTATGTTGAACACAAGATAATTAGAACTGGTAAGTTAGATGACATGTCTAAAGAAGAGATGGAGAAAGAACTGAAGAGCATATTAGATGAGTATTCACCATTACTACAGGACGTTACACCAGAAGATGTCAAAGAAAAAGTAAAAGAAAAACGTATACCAAGAGTTAAGAAACTTAATTAAGTTTTTTTATAGATTCAATTACAGCAGTTGGAATTATAGTTGTATTACCAATACTATCAAATGTAGGTTTATCTTTTGATCTTATGTAGTCTGTAAATATTCTAGTAACACCGTTCTTTTGACTAACCAAATAACCTTTTGATACACACGTTGGAAGTTTTTCTTTGTTTAATGATTTAGTATCTGACCAGCCAGCATCACCTTCAATGTCAAGCCATTCTATCTCTACAAATGGATAAGCAGATATATCATTGCCCAATGCTTTTACATTCAATGGTATGGTCTTCTTGCTTTTAGGTTTTCTTTTTTTCTTCTTAGGCATACCAACTTCATATCATCACCCCTATAGGTTTTCCAGAATTTTAAATGCAAAAATCAAATCCAAAGTACCCGCGCGGCCCCTATATATAGGATAATACATATAAAATCCTATGCTCTAAAACCATTGGTATTCCTTGCTGATCACCAAAGTGCCAAATCACCTCTCTTTTTCTAAACCCAAATCGCAAATTTAACAATATCCAAAAACCTATAGGCTGGTGATCAACCGCATAAAACCTCACTTTTCAATTGTGGCTATTTTATGTATCTGCCTTATTTTGGTCATTATAATACTTATCAACTCTTTCTAGAAATTTGTGCTGATATTTGATAAATTCTTTGCCTTTTATCTGAAACTTTTGAAAATAATTGTCTGGAGTACACATCAATATGACTCCCTGTGTAATTTCTGTATCATAAACTTGATTGTGAGCCATAGCATACGCCCCCAGCTGCATGAAATAGTCGTCAACCCATTCTTTACGCTTGGGTTTATTTGACTGTTTGAAGTCAACTATGGAATCCTCATAATCATACACTCCTACAAGGTCTGTAGCACCCGCATATAGGCCTGGATAGTACAATGTAACCTCTGACCCCCATATCTCAGACATGTCACATAGTCCCTTGTCGATTATCACCTGAGCCATGTCGCCTGCCACCTGACCCTCGTCTGTTAGGTCCTTGTGGCCTTCTCCTAGAATATACCTCTCAAGATGTAAGTGCATGTTAGTCCCGCGGCTTGCAGCCTGATTCTTGACACGTTCAGCTTCTACCTCGCCAACACGTTTCTGCCATTTTAAAATAGATTCCATCTTCTCAGCGCTTTGTGTAGCAGACAAGATCGTAGTCACACTCGGTAACTTCTTACCGGTTATCTCGTAGTGACGTTTACCTTCAATTGACGTTCGCATTGACGCCGGGTACTCGTATAATTTATTCCACTTCATTTTTGTCATAGTCTTCGTATAATTTCTTTTCATATTCATAACCTTCCATCAACTCTTCGTGTAAGGTTTTTTCTTTCTTAAAAATTTCGTTAAATCTTTTTCGATATAATTCAGTAGACGGTCTAGACTTACCGTCCCACTTTTCCTTTTTTGTAGCCATAGCCATCCTTTCTATTTCCATATAGTTTCTGCCATGACCAAGACGTCAAGGCAGTTGAATAACTATATATTATTTCAAGTATTTTGGTGTAAATTTTTGACATTTCTATACTCTTCCAGGTTTACCACATTCTCTCTGCTTTGTGTAGAATAATGTTCTATGACTTCTTGTATCTTAGGCAACTTGGTATGAGCGAAAGGCCAAAGCAAACAACACACTTGATAAGCATCTCTAAATGTACAACGCCATTTGTATTGTGGCAGATAAGGTGTACCATCTTTTCTAAGTCCTTTTACAGTCTTAGGTCTTAACGTTCCTACACCCAACACTTCATGGACCCACACAAGAACAGACCTATCTGTCATTGTGATTTCCATAGAAATACGCATAGAGTTACTTGTTCTATATCCCTTGCCTTTGTGTTTTTTCTTTTTCTCAATACCACGTTTGATATTAATACTGCCTTCTCCATCAAAAAGACCGGCAATATATGCTATGTCAACTTCACCTATCATCGATGCCTCCAGTATAGATGCCAGCACCTATGTTAATCATGTCAGTTGTGCTTAAAGCGCAGTGGCTTAAGCAAAGGGTGAGTATCAAAATACTCATCAAACTCCTTATCATGTATTTCTCCTTTCGAATTGCAAATTGTACATTGCATTACTGTATCGTTAGCAGGGTTTTCGGATTTGTGTACTTTGACAAATCCGTTTCCCTGACAGTTAGGACAAATCTTTTTTAGGTTTGTCATCTGTTTTACTTTTTGTTGGTTTTAGTGATGCAAGCATTGCAATATGTTGCGCTACTTCACCATAAGGTCTTGCCCACATATACTGTAAAAGTTGTTTTCTTTGTTCTTCTGTAAGTGTAAACATTATTTCTCCTTCATCTTTCCGTTAAGTTTCTTTGCTTTTTCATTAGCAATAGATTCTATAGTCTTGCTAATTGACAGTTGTGCATCAGGCAATAATACCTTCGACAACGCAATTAAAGTCTTGTATGTTTCATGTGTTAGAGAAACATTGCGATATTTAGTTATATCAGTCATGTTGATTCCTTTCATTTATTTATAATGACTATATAGGAGATTAATATAAAAAGTCAATGACAAAATTTATTTTATTGATGCTAGTTTGCAGTCAGATTCCAGGAAACGAATGTAAACCTATGCCAACTCCTGTTCAAGAATTTGATAGCTATCATCAGTGTGCTTATTTTGGGTACGATTACTCAGATATTTTATTAAGATCCATGGGTGATCAAACTGTGGACGAATACAGAATGTTTACAGCTTTTAGCTGCAAAGAAAATACTACAATATGATTCAATGGACCAAAAACAAATGGCAACGATTTAAAGAATGGTCAACAGTTGATCATTGGATCGATTTATTTGTTGATGTAGGGTTGATTGCTTTTGATGTACTGTCTAGTCCTGTTTTAATTGTAGTAAGATTTATACGATACTTTTTTAATGAATATCTAAATGAACGTATAAAAAATTTTTTAAAATGGTTTGTACATAAAGTTTTAAGAATTTAATTTTGTATACAACCAACTAGATCACCACTACCATCATTCATTACATGAGCGTTAATAGGATAATCATGATATGTTGTAAGTTTTAGTCTTACAATATCACACAAATCAAACAGATCTATCTCGTTTGCCAACAATGACATATGTTCCATCATCTGCTTTGTTAATGGCACTAACTGATACAATCCGTCGTTTACTAATATAAGATCCATACTCTTTTACTTTCTTAAACCAAAGATCTTTATAATATTGTTCTTTGGTATCGTGGTACTTTCTTGCTATCTCGTCTAGCTTCTCTAAGGACTTCACCATTACTAGTTCCTTTCTCTATTATTTTTTTTATTGAATGTGCTTTTAATTCAACATTAACACCATAAGGTTTCCATGCTTTTTTCATTAGATTTAGTTCTAATATAAATGTAGACCACTGACCTTGTGATATACCATCAACATTTATTGTAACTGTTTTCATTTTTATCCTTTCGTTTATATTATTTTTATGTTTCCTGAAACAGTAGTATTATTAGAATTAGGTTTTACCCAATGTTCTAAATAAGATGGAAAAACTACCATATCTCCTTGTTTAAAATCTGATTCATATTGAAAATTAAATATCTTATTTGCTGTGCTTTCTAATAAATTTTTTACTGGAGAATTAAACACTGTATATGATTTGTCTGTTTTATAATAAATTATAAATGAAAAATCAGCTGGATGAACATGGTTTCCTTGATAATCTTTATTTTCATATTTATTTATCCAAATTTCAAATACACTAAATACAAAAACTTTACAGTAAGGTTTTAATAGATGATTAAGTGTTTCTTTTAATTGTTCTTTTAAATAATCTATTGAATCTTTATCAAGTAAGGTATTACCATTATAAGTAGTTTTTACTTTTGATTCAAAAGTTTCTTTAAATTCTTTACCTGTTATTTTTAATTTAGATAAATCTAAATGTTTAATACCAATTATGTTAGGAAACAAAGATTTAACATTTACCTTGTCTGTTGTATTTTCAATTTCTTTTTTCATTTTTTTAATCTCTTCATTTCTTCATACATTTTTTGTAATTTAAACACACTACAGTTAGATATAAAGTCTTGTACTTCTTCTCTCATTTCTTTCTGCTCTGCGTATACTTTCTGTTTATTTTTTTGTTGCACCATATCGATGCCCCATCTTGTTTGATCTGTCATAATATTCCTTTCATTCTGTATGTATATAGGATATTATATGATTGTCAACCCTTTCCCTGACCCTTGTATCTTTTCGTACGTTTTTGACGTTTTTCCTGCTTATTTAACGATTTTTTATGTTTTCGAGGCCCTCTTTTTTTAGGTTTGTCACGAGGTGTGAAGAATTTAAAACTTTTTTTAGCCACGAGTATCTTTAATTTCTTCTACTGATAAATCTATCGGCAGATAACTTATCTTACCATTTACTTTTTGTTCAATGTCTCCACCACAGTTTAGACATCTATAGTAATCTTGTACTATTGATATTAGTAATGTGTGGTCCTCACAATGTGGACAAACTCCATCTACCATTTTAGCTTTCTTAATTATCTCTGCAAAAATCGTGCTTTTTTTAGACAAGATCGACCGCCTTTCCTATTACTGGTTTGTATTTAGTTTTACCTTCTGATTTAAATGCGTGTAAGAATTGTTTTCTAGGTTGGTCAGTTGTAAAGCTGCAGTGTATCCATCCTGAATTAGGTTCGCCGGGCGTGTAAAACTCGAGTATCAATTGATCAAATTCTAGGTTTGCATAAATCCAGTCAGCTAATTCTGCATTGTCAGTTCCCATACATTCGAAGTCTGCGGCCTCAGCTTTTGCATGTTGGCTGTTGATCGAGCTACCTATTTTTAGGCACAGCTGCTCGCTACGGAACCCTGACGTTACCTTTACTCTACCGAAGTGGTCACGTACTGGCTGTAAAATATTTTCACAAAATGCTTTTAATTTTTCTATCTGACCTGAGTTAGGATTGTTATTGATATCCAAACGAACAGCAGTGTCTGATTTAATTAACTCTTGAAGAGTGAAGTTACGTGAAAGATTCATTTTAGTTTGATAGTGGATTTTTTGTGCTAACCTTTATCTCTTCTATTTGTACTTTTAATAAATCTATTTCTTTTTTGTTGATTAAAGAAACAGTGTGTGAATGTTCTACTTGTTCATGTGTATGTGATGTGTCAATATTTTCTAGTTTGTTAACTTTTTCTTCTAGTACAGCTATTGCACTTTCAATACCTGATGTATCAACTGTTGAATGTTCTTGTGATTCTAATGCGTCTAATTTTGTAACAATCTCACCATACTTAACGAACCCACCACCTATTGCTGCGATGACTCCAAGTAATGCGGCTACGCCTGCTAGTTGACCTTTGATCTTATCCATTATTTTTTTATAACTCTTTTTAATACTTTAGCTTGACCTGCATGTAACTTAGATGCTTTTTTCAAACCTTTAATTACTTTTTTTACTTTGTTTTTTTTATTCTTATCCATTTTTAAGTACCTCTAGTTCTATTAAAAGCTGTTGCTTTCTAGATTTAATCTCCATAAGCTTACGTGCTTTGATCTCCATCTTATCATTTTGAATATAAGTTGCAAGACTCTTATCTGCGTAAATTAATCTATTATCTACCATGTTTAATTGATCTAAATATATATCTTTTGGCTTATAAAACGAAGTCGCTTGATACTGGTCGAGTGATACTTGATCCGTGGTCATAGCTTCCATCTTAATTATATTTTTTATTTGTAGATTTTTAGAAATATTTTTTATATCCTTGTCCACTTTTTTCATTACTTTTGCAAGATTTTTGACGATAGCTTTTTTCTGTTGTATCGCTTTTTGTTTGGCAATCTTTTTTGTTTGAACAGCGGACTTTGTAGGAGTCTCGCTAGTAGGTTTCTCTTCTTTAATTTCTTCTTCATTTGATTCTTCTATAATTTCTTCTTGTTGTTCTTCTATCATCTCTTCTTCTATCATCTCTTCTTCTTCTATCATCTCTTCTTCTTTCATGACTATTTCTTCCATTATCTCTTCTGCCATAGCTTCTTCTTCCATAGGCATCTCTTCAACCATCATCAACATAGGTTCAAAAGATAATTCCTCTTCTGGCATCATTTCTTCTAGCACAGGTGGCTCAGTAAAAAATGTAACCATCTCTTCAAACACTTGTTCTATTTCTACAAACTCTATATATTCAAATACGTCTTCTAAATCTTCAAACACTTCACCAATCTCATCTACTATATCATCATCTAATACAGAAGTATCGTAAGTCATTGTAAGAGCTGCACCTAATAAATTAGGGCCACCTCGTTGCCCTGAACCTGTGTTGTTGTCTGTACCACTCCAAGACCAATCTACTTTGTTTGATCCATGGTTATTATAAATCACTTGATCGTTATATTGTCCACAGTCTGCAGTTTGACTTCCAGACTTAGATGATGGATAACCATTACAGTTTCCTTGAAACCCTACTATCTCTGTTCTTGTTTGTGTAGTTGTAGATAAGGTATTACCTAATGAATCTTTTAATTCTATTGTAACTGTGTGTGAGTCTGCATTTCCTGATCTACCTTCACAATTACCTGGCTGGCTATCACAGTTTGCAACATCAATATAACTATTTAAAGTTATACCATTGTCTAACATCTCTTGTGTTCTAGTATCGTTTGTTAGTAGTATGTCATCAACTGATAATGTAGCTGTGCCTGTAACTTCAAAGTCGCCACCAACACTATACTTATATCCACAATTAGCTTGTGATGCTAGACAAGTTACATCAAATCCATTTATTGTTGAACCATTTTCTACAGTGCCGGAACTGCCTGGATTAATTTGTTCTGTTGATGTGGACCCCCAGTCTACACCATTACCTGCATTTGGAAGTAAATTACCTGTTGTTACTTCTTCTGCTTTTGCACCAAGAATAACTAGAGTTAGTACTAAAAAAGTAACTAACCATTTCATTTTAATATAAGTTTTTTAATTGATTTTGAACCATCGATGTTCGACTCGAGCTCGGCCATCGACTTGATGCACTGGTACTGAATGTTATTATTTTTATTCGATCTCATTGCAACCCTCTTCCCTTTCAAGCAGTCGGACATAGATTCTTGTATTCTGTGCTCCTTGATCTCTCCGTTGACAATCATAAGTAGCGCTATGATCAACTCTGGCATTAGTGTGCTCCGTTACCGTTTGCTCTTACTTTATCTTTTAAATCTTCAATATCTCTTAATGCTTGATCTAATTGATCTCTTAAAAATTCTATATTAACTTTGTTTGTCATGTTCATCTCTTGAGTTTCTTCCATCTTCTCGACACTCTTATAAAGATCCTCAAGTAAAAAATGTTGCTCCTGGTCCACGGGCACCTGTTCACTTTTTTTAAGTAAATCATTTTCAAACAACTCACGTGATGTCTCCAACGATACTAACCTCGAAGTAAGCTCCGTATATGCGAACACACCCATTGCAACCAGCACTATCAATGAGGCTACGGTTTTCATCGGCATCTGTACAGCCGCCGACTCTGATATGTTAAGTGGTTGTTTACTCATTTTCTTTTCTGTCTTTTAGGTGTAAATAATTTATCTATGACTCCGCATATTTTATCCAACGCTCCAAAAAATTTATATACAAATCTATCTATCATCTAGGGTCTTTCCATTCTATCTTTTTTTTATCCTTAATTTGTTCGTTTTTTGTAGCTTTATCCATAGCTTCTAATTCTTTTGTCATTTGTTTCTGTGCTTCTAAGTCAGCTTTTGCTCTATCTTTCATACGTTTGATATATGTTTCATAATCTGGTCTTTCATGATCGTACTTAGACCATAATGCTTTTGCATCTTTACCAATTTTACCATCTATAGGACAAGGTGTACCTGCTTGTATCATAGATTCAAACACTCTTTCGTCTTGACAAAGTATAGCTACAGCTGCAACTTTCATACCGAAGTCATTTAATATTCTTGCTAGTTTTAATCTTTCACAATTTTTATCTATAAAATGTTTACCACCACTAACACCCAAACCAAATGTTTGAATACCTAATGATCCGCCTACGGCACAAACGTCTTGTGTCATAGAATTATAAGATGGTGCGCCTGCACTTGGCGGTGCTGATTTTGTGTTAGAGGTAGAATTATTTGTTGTTGTGCTATTAGAACTAGACCCAGATTGGTATGTTGTAGTAGCACTAGATGTGTAACCACCTTCAATAGCAGTATTAGATCCTGATGTATTAGTTTGTGTTGAACCTGGATATGCTGGTTTCATAAATGCTAATAAACAAAATAAAACGATCAGTATGCCTGTGAAATAATAGTTCATCCTATTAGCCTCCATTACTTTTTTCAACCTCGTTTTCATATGTTTTATCTACATTACTATCTTTGCATTCACATCCTTCACAGGTGCAAATGCCATATTCATCTGCATGTAAATCTTTGTCTTCACCACAATGACATGGGTGAAAACATTTATTACACACTGTCATATTATTTAATCCAGCTTATTAACCAACTCCAAATCTTTTTAATTGGTGCTACAACCCATCTTCTCCACAGATTTGTTGCTCTGTTTATTACTCTTTTAATCATTTTTTTTCTCCTCAATTTCGTAAAAGAACTTGTCGGTGTCTTCTGTTTTCCATTGTCCAGAATCTTCTACGTTCCATTCTGAAGTTTGCACTTTCCAGTCAGGAATATTATCTTTCACAGTGAAAGAAGGTAAATCCCATATACATCTATTGTTAGGTTGTGCTGCATAATTACCATCATTTAATGCAATTATGTGTGCGCACTTATGTTCGTGCGGTATTTCAGAATGTTCGACGTCTAGTATATTACTCTCTGGATGTGCAAAGTCAACGGTAAATAAATATTTACCGTGATGCCATTTTTTATCTTTGCCTATGTACTTACCTGAAGTACCTGCTAATAAATCCCAAATATGAACAGCAGGATAATAGCTAAAACAATTCCAAAGCTGAAGTTCATCAAGTCTACGTTTTGGAACATCTTCCGGTCTAAATCCTCTCTGAATGAAGGCAGATATCGGGAGACGATAAAAGACAGCGCCATTCTCCATAATCGCATGGAATAAAATAGCACGACCTGAAATAGCGCTAAGACCAAACACAATGCAGTCTTCAACTTCTCCATGATGTTTTTTAAGATCATATAAGTACTCCTTTTTTATTTGTGCGTAAGTTGGTGGTATGTTTGCATTTAAGTAAGCCATGATTCAGTGCTATCATCAAAATCTCTGTAGTCTATGGTAATTTCGTCACCTATTTTAATATTTTTTAAGGCTATTCCATCATCATCTACATTAGGATTTGTGCTATGATTTAAATATTTTTCATTATCAATACTTAAAACGTATTCATATTTATTATTTTCATACCCATGAGATTCAATAAAATTAGCAAATGCTAAAGGCATTTTTGGTAAATTTGTTTTATCAAATCTAAATTCAAACTCAGGTCTTATTTCTTTTATCTTTTGTCCTTTCATAACATTTTCGTTTGAAAAAACTCCAACACCTTGTATTTTACTTTTGTCCAAATATGTATTTATTAAAAACATTATTTTATATCACCCCAATTAGACCCTTTTTCATAATCTACCTTATTAGGTATCTCAAGTTCAACTGCGGATTCCATAATTTCTTTTATAAGTTTAGCTTTTTTATCATCTTCTACAGAAATATCCAACTCGTCATGCACTTGTATGTGTGCAACAATTCCTTCTTTATACAGTTCTAACATTGATTTTTTAGTCATATCTGCAGCAGATCCTTGAATTAATTTATTCAAAGCTTTGTATGTATAAGCACGCTTGATGCCTGCTCCATATTCCTGGCGGGCTTGGTCAAATGGTAAAGCTTTATGTATACCAAATTGATTAGGTTCCCATAAATGAAACCTACATAATCTACCAAGTAAAGTTCTTATCTGTCCACGTTGCTGTGCTCTGTTAGATACAGATTTAGTTAAACTTTTTACAAATGGAACTCTTTCGTGATAGATAGAAAATAGTTCTTCTGCTTTTTCTTTTGATACACCAAGTTCTGCCTGTAGTTTAGCTTTACCCATACCATAAAACAAACCAAGATTAATTACTTTAGCTTGACTTCTTGGTATGTCTGCCATCTTAGCAACGATTGTATGAAAGTCAGCGTCATCTTGTAGGTAAGAATCTTTAACGCCAAAGACACTTGCGTCTTGATCAAGGGATGCATAGTGAACTACTAGTCTTGGTTCTTGTTGACTGTAGTCAAAGCATCCCCACTCGCAACCAGACTCAGGAATAAAGAGGGATCTAATCATCGGCCCTAAGTCTTTGTTACGAGCAGGAATTTGTTGTAAGTTTGGATTCGAATATGAAAATCTACCAGTTACTGTTCCACCAGTATCTGATCTAATTTGATTTATGTCTGCATGAATCCTACCATTGTGTTCGTGTTTTATAATAGTATCTATAAATGTTGTATGTGCCTTGTTAATCTCTCTTGCTTTTGATATACATTGTACTAAAGGATGTTTATGAGTAGAAAGAAAGTTTTTAGTAAATGAAGGCGCTTGTGTTTTTTCTGTCCGTTCGTATTCCAGGTTTAATTTATCAAAGACTTTGGCTATCGACCGCGCTGCCCATATTTGAGTCTGTACTCCTGTTTCTTTTTCTACTTTTTGGAGTAACTTATCTTCTTCTGATGCTAGTTGTTGCTTCAGTGTATGAGCTTTTTGAACGTCCACTCTCACCCCAAGAAATCGCATATCGACCAGGCAAGGAAAAAGATCCGTTTCCAAATCAAAAATAGATTGAAGGTCTTGGTCTATAATTTCTTTTTGCATAACTTTCCAAAGTGCTAAAGTTAATTCTGCATCACGTTCAGCATAGTTACCTACATACATTGCAGGCATCTTCCACATATCAGCTTTAGGATCTAGTCCCCATTCTTTTGCTGCATTGTTTAGTTCTGCCTCACTCTTACCTTGACCACAATAATCCCAACCCAGTGATCCAAGATCATATCTAAATCTGTTTTCGTTAACTAATGATGCTGCAATCATAGTGTCAACAATTCTTCCGTTGACTTTTATACCCATAGCTTTAATCCATGAGATATCGTACATTGCGTTGTGAAATATTTTAGTAGAATTAGATGCACAAATATCTGTAAACCATTGAATTACTTTACTTTTTTCTAAGTTACCACCACCTTCGTGGTCGAATGGAAAGTACCCTGCATAGCCATCTGTTGCAATTGCAATGCCTACAACTTTACCTTTACCAACTACAGAACCTGAGCCCATAGTTTTTAATTCTGGATCATGTGTTTCTAAATCAATTGCAATCTCATCACAAAATCTTAAGTCTGGAAACTCAGTAGGTTTAACCCATTCTGTTTGTGCTTTAAATATCATATTATTTTTTAGGTTCATAAACATGTTCTTCTTCTATTATTTTATTTAGTTTATCTTTATTACTAAAAGCATACAAAGCAGCGTGGTGATCTTTAGGATATATTTCCCATGAAACTAATCTAGGATATATCTCTAAGTCAAACGTATACTTATCTTCAACTTTAATAGTTTTTTTAATTATAGATTTACTCGGCATTGTAGTCTCTTTCCTTTATCATTTCTAAATAATGTATAGCTTTATCTATGTCTTCTACTCCGCCTTTGTGAGAGTGTCTGCATATGTATTTTATAGCATTACCCTCTGCAAAAAGCAATTTATTCTTGTTTATAAATTCTGCTGGCTGTATTTTCATGTACATATAGTGTGTACCTGAAACTTGTTTTAAGTATGGATCGTCGCTCATATTTTAAACTCCTTAGATTTGTTTGGACATTTTATTAAATATAAATTTTTCATAGTTCTTGTGATACCTACATACCAAACACGATATTCTTCATCTTGTTTTTGTATAGATTTTTTTGCTCCTTTGAGTGTATTTGATGTGTGGTTTAAAAACAAAACAACGTTAGTTGCTTCACCACCTTTTGCACCATGTATCGTTGATACTTTTATTCTTGCTTCTTTTGTTGGATCTTCATTGTTAAGTAACAATAACTTCATGTAAGTTATCTGACTGTCAGATACATTGTTAAATGCATCATACCATTTCAACGATAGATTCATTGGTCCTTTTATTCTTTCTTTAATTCTTTGTAATTGTATATCAGGAAGAGTGATCTTTTTTTGTAATTGAGACCAGTATTGTATATCCTCATACAAACTTTTACCAATACTATTTCCTTGTGTTGTATTAAAAAATAAACCTTTCTTTTTTAAATAAGTTGGTATTGGTTTTAATAATGATTTAGTTCTTGTAAGTATTAACCAATCACCTGTAGACATATCTATATCTGATAGTTTATATCTTTCGTAAATTTCACCAAATTCAGACTTTGGAAAATACTCTTTGTCAATTCTATTATCTTGTATTCTATCAATGACATCTAATGCAATTTTCTGTATACTACTCGGCACTCTTTCTGACTTTGTAAGTGGTATTTCTGTTGCGTCATAGTCAATA